AAGTAGTAGAACAGAAAGGCCCTGTTGAAGTTGTACCTGAAGAAGATGGTGGTGCAATAATTGATTTTGAACCAGGCGCTATCAACGTTCCAGGAACTGAAAACCATTTTGATAATTTAGCAGATATTTTACCCGACGATATTTTAGAGCCATTAGGAAATGAAATGGTGCAAAACTATATGGATTATAAAACATCCAGAAAAGATTGGGAACAATCTTACATACAAGGTTTAGATTTATTAGGATTCAAATATGAAAATAGGACGGAACCTTTTCAGGGAGCAAGTGGTGCCACACACCCAGTGTTAGCAGAAGCGGTTACACAATTTCAAGCACAGGCTTATAAAGAATTATTACCTGCAGAAGGACCTGTAAGAACCGATATTATTGGAGTGGATTCTCCTCCTGTACAACAACAGGCAAATCGTGTTAAAGATTACATGAATTATTTATTAATGGATCAAATGCAGGAATACGAACCTGAGTTTGATCAAATGCTTTTTCACTTACCCTTAGCTGGTTCAACTTTTAAAAAAGTTTATTATGATCAGCTTCTAGGAAGAGCGGTGTCTAAATTTATACCCGCTGAGGATTTGATTGTTCCGTATACGGCTACCTCATTAGACGATGCGGAATCAATCATCCATTCTTTAAAAGTTTCAGAAAACGATTTAAGAAAACAACAAGTTAATGGTTTTTATTCTGATGTAGAGTTAGGACCACCAGGTGTAGATAACAACGATGAGTTAACTAAAAAAGAAAGAGAACTTTCTGGAACTAAAAAAACAGGTCGACAAGAACCTGTGTACACAGTTTTAGAGTGTCATGTAAATTTAGACTTAGAGGGTTTTGAAGATATTGATGGTGAGAATCAACCAACAGGAATTAAATTACCTTATATCGTAACCGTTGAAGAAGGATCAAGAAAAGTTTTATCTATCAGACGTAACTATGCGCCTGACGATCTAAAGAAAAATAAAATCCAATACTTTGTTCATTTTAAATTTCTTCCAGGTTTAGGATTTTATGGCTTTGGATTAATTCACATGATTGGCGGATTGAGCAGAACTGCAACTGCTGCTCTCCGTCAATTATTAGATGCAGGTACATTGTCTAATTTACCAGCAGGATTTAAACAAAGAGGTGTTAGAGTTAGAGATGAAGCAGCACCTATACAACCTGGTGAGTTTAAAGATGTTGATGCACCAGGTGGTAGTTTAAGAGATGCTTTCTTTCCTTTGCCGTATAAAGAGCCTTCACAAACATTATTACAATTAATGGGTATTGTTGTTGGTGCTGGTCAAAGGTTCGCGGCTATTGCTGATATGCAAGTGGGTGATGGTAATCAAGCAGCGGCTGTTGGTACAACAATTGCATTATTGGAACGTGGTTCACGTGTAATGTCTGCGATACACAAACGATTGTATGCAGCCATGAAAAAAGAATTTAAATTATTAGCAACGGTTATTTCACAATACTTACCTCCTGAATATCCATACGACGTGGTTGGTGGTGCAAGAACCATTAAACAAGTAGATTTTGATGATAAAATTGACATTGTACCAGTTGCAGATCCAAATATATTTTCAACATCACAAAGAATTACGATGGCGCAAACAGAATTACAACTAGCGCAATCAAATCCACAGATACACAACTTGTATAATGCTTATCGAAAAATGTATGAGGCGATCGGTGTTAAAGATATTAATCAAATATTACCACCTCCTGCTCCAGTAGCACCTATGGATCCAAGCATGGAACACATTAATGCAATGGCAGGTAAACCTTTTCAAGCTTTTCCTGGTCAAGATCATAGAGCACACATCACAGCGCATTTAAATTTTATGTCAACAAACATGGTTAGAAATAATCCAGTGATTATGGCGGCGATACAAAAAAATATTTTAGAACACATTAGTTTGATGGCACAAGAACAAGTACAATTAGAGTTTAGAGAGCAATTAATGCAAATACAAACACTACAACAACAAGCTCCAACAAATCCACAAGCTGCACAGATACTTCAACAGATAACACAACAGATTGAAGCTAGAAAAGCAGTGCTAGTTGCTGAGATGACAGAAGATTTTATGAAGGAAGAGAAGAAAATTACATCACAATTTGACTCTGATCCTTTATTAAAACTAAAATCACGTGAAGTTGACCTGCGTGCGATGGAAAATGAAAGAAAAAGAGACAATGATGAAGCTCAAATCGAACTTGCAAGAGCAAGATTGATGCAAGCAAGACAAAATTTTGAAGATAAACTAGAACAAAACGAAGATTTATCAAAATTACGTGCTGGAGTTAGCCTTGCAAAGTCAGGAGTACAACAAGCAGCCGTAATGGTGGAGGATGATTAATGCCATTAAACAAAAAAGGTAAAAAAATCATGAAATCCATGAAGAAACAGTACGGAAAAAAGAAAGGTGAAAAGATATTCTATGCATCTAAGAACAAAGGTGTTATAAAGGGAGTGAAAAAAGGAGCATAAATGCAAAAACTAGATAAAATTAAAGAAGTTAAGGTTGCAGAGCAGAGTGTTGAAATAGATCCTAGATCTAAAACGACTGCAGACAAAGCTTTTAACTATATTGCTACAGGAAAACCTGAAATGCCAGTTGGCGGACAGAAAAGAATGTTAGCAGAGAAAAAAAGAAACTCGAAAGCGTACTAATATGTGGTTATCGGCAATCAAATTAGCCGTTTCTGCTGGAAGTAAAATTTACGCTAACAAGCAGAGAACGAAAATGGCCATGTCTGAGGCACAATTGATGCATGCTCAGAAAATGGCTGAAGGTCAGGAAGCTTACCAAGGTAAACTTCTAGAGGCCCGACAGTCCGACTGGAAGGATGAGGCGGTTTTATTGATACTCTCAGCGCCGATCGTGGTGCTGGCGTGGGCGGTTGTGAGTGACGATCCAACTGCTATGGACAAGGTAAAATTGTTCTTCGAATATTTCTCGTCTCTCCCTTCATGGTTCACAAACCTTTGGATCCTTGTGGTTGCGAGTATTTATGGTATAAAGGGAACACAAATATTTAGAAACGGAGGAAAAAAATAATGGCAAACAGATTGTACAATAAACAAGTTTCACCTAAAGGATATAAAAACGGTGGCTCAGTAAAAAAAGATTTTAAACTTGGATCTAAATTTCAAGGAGATTATAAAGGTAAATCTTTTCCAGGAAAAGTAAAAGAGTTTGTTAAAACAGGGGTTAAACAAACTGTTGGAACAGCAAAAGAAATTGGTAAAAAGTTTAGAACTAAAAAAATGGGTGGTGGAATGATGATGAAGCGACCTATGATGAAAGAAGGTGGCAAACTTAAAATGGTAATGAAGGGTGGAAAAAAAGTTCCGTTCTTTGCTGCTGATGGTAAGGGTGCAAAAGATCTTGGAAAAGCTGCTATGAAAAAAGGTGGATTAGCAAAATTAAATCCAGGTCTTAAAGCTTTCATGAAAAAGAAAATGGCTAAGAAAAAATAATGACTAAACTTTGTCCTAGAGGTAAAGCCGCAGCAAAGAGAAAATTTAAAGTGTATCCGTCAGCATATGCTAACGCCTACGCTTCTAAAATTTGTGCGGGTAAAATTAAAGATCCATCTGGTGTAAAAAGAAAAGATTTTAGAGGAAGTAAAGCTAAAGGTGGATTAATGGAAGCAACTTCAAGATTAAAAAGACAAGGTTATAGAAAAGGCGGCGGTGTCTGCCTTAGAGGAATGAATAGGGAAGCCGTCGGAAAAAATTCTTAATGCCATGGCAAAAAATGGACTTGATAAATGGTTTGCTCAAAAATGGGTAGACATTGGGAGCAAACGAAAAGATGGTTCATTCGCAAAATGTGGCCGTTCAAAACAAAAGAAAGATGCAAAACGGAAATATCCAAAATGCGTCCCACTTGCAAAAGCCACACGAATGACCGACTCGCAAAGGGCGAGTGCTGTCAAACGAAAAAGAGCAGTGGCACAAGGAGTAGGTGGTAAACCAACTAACGTTCCAACATTTGCAAAAAGAAAAAAAATGGGTTTTGGAGGATTAGTTTGAGAAACGATTTTCAAGTAAGAGAAAAATTTTCAAAAGGCGCAATGCCTGCTAGAAATAAAAAAAATTTTAGACCCACGAAAGAAGGGGCTGGAATGACAGAGGCTGGAGTAAAAGCTTATAGAAGACTTAACCCAGGTTCTAAATTAAAAACAGCTGTGACTGGAAAAGTGAAGCCAGGATCAAAAGCTGCTAAACGTAGAAAATCATTCTGCGCAAGATCACTAGGACAAATGAAAAAATTTCCTAAAGCAGCAAAGGATCCGAACTCACGTCTTCGTCAAGCAAGAAGGAGATGGAAATGTTAAAAAAACAAAAAATCAAAAAAGTAATGAAAGGTTTGCAGAAAGCATCAAAGACACATGCTGCTCAAGCTAAAACTTTAAAAGGAGTTATCAATGGCGGATCCAAAAAAAGGAACGGGAAAAAAGCCTAAAGGTTCAGGCAGAAGATTGTATACGGATGAAAATCCTAGAGATACAGTCAAAATAAAATTTGCAACACCAGCAGATGCAAGAGCGACTGTTGCAAAGGTTAAACGTGTAAACAAACCTTTTGCACGTAAAATACAAATACTAACAGTGATGGAACAACGAGCTAAAGTTATGGGTAAAAGTGGAGTTGTTTCTATTGCTAAGAAAGGCAAAGATGCAATTAGAAAACGTCATAACAAGACTACTTAAATTTATTAACACTAGATTAGAAGCGTTATCTGTGACCGTCACATCAGGAAGTGTTGACAGCATGGAAAATTATAAGTATATAATAGGACAGATAAACGGTTTGGAAGCCGTCAGACAGGAACTCTCTAACCTGCTAGAAGATAAGGAGCGAAATGAAAAAGGAACAGTCATCGATATTAACACCAAACAATAAACTTGTTGGTGTAGAACCTACAAAAGAAGAACCAAAACTACCAAAACCAACAGGTTGGAGACTTTTAGTTTTACCTTTTAAAATGAAAGAAAAAACTAAAGGTGGAATACATTTAGCTGAAACTACTTTGGAAAGGCAACAAGTTGCATCTCAAGTGGGATTAGTTATGTCTATGGGTCCACAATGTTATAAGGATAAGGAGAGATATCCAGAAGGTCCATGGTGCAAAGAAAAAGATTGGGTTATGTTTGCGCGTTATGCAGGCAGCCGAATCAAAATAGATGGTGGAGAGATGCGTCTGCTAAACGACG